AGCCCAGTCGCTCTGAATCAGCTCGGTGTTGAAGATCAGCCGGTGCTGCTGCACCAGTGGCGCCAGGGTGTCAACAATGCGGCGCTCCTTCTGGCCACTCACACGGCGCTCCTGAACGCCGCAGGGATGCAGTTTCTGCATAACCGGCTGCAGCAGGGCGGTGAACATGCCGTCACCAAGGTTGCTTTCTGCCACCACGTCAGAGACATTCCACCGCTTGGCACGTTCAGCCAGCAGCCTGAGCACCTCCGGCTCGTAGCCGCGGGTGGTGCCACCGCTCTCCAGCACAAACAGGTTGCCGTTGAGCTCGGCAATCACAGCCCAGGCCAGCTCGTCACTGCCGCGGCCGGAGGGGTCAATCGCCAGGATGCACCGCCAGGTTTCATCAGCTGGCACCCAGCCCTGCACAACAGCAGGGGAGTGGTAGAAGCGATCAGCACCCAGGCCCACGCACTGCAGGCTCTGGATGCGGTGTTCGCTGCTGGCGGACCAGGCCACCACCTCCGGCAGTGCCTTGCCGTCAAGCGGCATGACGATCAAATCGCCCAGCCGGATTGGGAACTTATCAAGGGTGGACAGCCGGCAGTTGAGCATGAACTGCAGCTGCCAGCTGATCTTGGTGCTGCCCATCTCACGCCGCAGCAACTCCTCCTCACCAAAGCGTTCTGGGTCAGTGGGGCGGCCAGCCAGCTCAGGGCGATCATCAAGCTCCTCAACCATGAACGGATCAAGGAAGCCCTCATACGCATCCCATTGCTCCGGGTCAGCGGGGTCGGGATAGCGACACGGCCACAGCCGAATCTTGTAGCCGCGTTCCCGCACCAACCGCCAGTACATGGAGGTTTCCAGGTGCGGTGTGCCCAGGTACGCAATCACCCGGGGCAGGATCTGCTCCTCGCTATCGGGCTTGAGGATGGCCTCAAGCTCAGTGGTGGCTGTCCAGAGCCGCTCCTGCTTCAGGGGTGTGATCGAGTTGTTGAGCGTCTCGATGTCATCTGGGTAGATGGCCGTGGCCCGCTTGCCAGTCAGCGACGGCGAGAGGATCCCCACAGCCCGGACACTTGGGCTCTGATCCACCACTGACGGCCCCACGTCGAAGGCTTTGGTGGAGCTGCGGCCATCGGTGCGGGGCTCCAGGCAGCGGAGGATGTCGATGTCACGAATGCACCGTGCCATGAAGGTGGTGATCTCCATGGCCTTCTCAGCAGTGGAGCCAGGAATCAGGATCTTTTCGTTGAATGGATCAATGCGCAGCCGATGCAGCGCACGGAACGCCGTGATCGTGCTTTTGGCCACGCCACGGAAACCAACCGTGATCGAGCGGTTGGGGCCGGTCTCCAGCCAATCGCAGATCCGCAGCTGCTGTTTGGTGGGCTCCTCCGCCAGGTTGAGCTCCCTGAGCACGTAACAGGCGAAGTACGCAAACCGGCCAGCCCCGAGCTCCGGTGGCATCGGAACCCAGCTCAAAGGGAAACCCCTCCCGCCGATAAGGCAGAAGGGGTTTCACCAACCACCAACCAGGGCGAGCCGGTCGGATCACGACGGAACCACCCGTCCATGACGAGCACAGCCTAAAGCTCCGCGGCTGGTGCAGACAGGCTGCTGCTGGCAACGCGGGTGCGCTTCCTGGGCGGCGGCGGCGGGGCAGGCGGGGCAGGTGGCGCTGCTACGGCAGCTTCTGCGATCTCCACCACATGGACAGGGACATCGCTGCCCCAGTGCTGCAGCCCAAGACGAATCCGTTCGTCATTCGTGAGGTACACAGGTGCAAAGCATCTGACCTCAGGCTATCGGCTCTAATCAGCTGAACCCACCGTCGCCTTGAACTGTGTCCATAGATGGCCGCGGCGCTGAGGGCTGCCCACCGAAGCGACGTAGGGATTGAGCAGGTAGTAGTTCTCGCCAGTGTTGCGATCCACCACCCGCGTCACCAGCATCTCCTTTTTGAGTCGGGTCAACGAGCTGACGCAAGTGGGTAATTGGATCTGCAACCGCTCGGCCAACGCCTTGGCTGTGATTGGCACCCGACCGCTCCGCCAGTTCATGTGGGCCATCAAGGCCATGAACACAGCCATGTCCCTGAGCTCCAGTCGCCTAGCACCAACCAGGCTGATGGCGCTGTCCAGATCTTGCTGATGAACCATGACAAAACCCTCCTGGCCATCTTCTTTAGACTTCATGCAGTCAGTCTCCAGCTGACGATCCCAACGAGCCTTCCGGCTCATCCAGCAGCAAGGTCTCGCAACGACCCTGTTGTTGGAAGGGATTTGGACAGGGCTAGTTTAAGCACTATTCAACTCAGCTGTCGATGGATCCGCTTCCTCACTGGGCCGTTTCAAAGTCACTCTGATCTCTCTACTGGTAACCACAGAGGATCCACCCGAAATTTCCCCCAGCCGCAACGACGCCACCCAGCAATACACCCACTACTGCAATGCACGCAGGGCAGATCGCGGGTGATTTTTTTTCGTTTTATTGAGAACGAGTTGCAATTAGGGGGTATTGGGGAGGGAGGGGGACGAAAGCGCTGAGGACCGTTTTTGGGTCGCGCGATGTGGTGGAGACCCCAGCGCTAGGCGCAGCAGCTTCCCCCCGTAGGGGTAGGTTCCGACGCCCAGGGGGCGGCGCGGCTGTTGGCTTGCTGCCCTGCAGGCATCCGAGCGCCGGAAAGGCAGGCCCCTACTGGCTTGCCTGCGGATTTCAGATCCGTTTGCAGGCTGCAGGGCCTGGGCCGGCACGGCTAGCGGTGACCGGGTAGCACCTATGGCCCAGATCTAATGTTAAGAATTGTTACAGATTGGCAGGAACACCCACCCAGCCCCACTTGCACAGGTGCAACGCAAGCCATGATGCCTGCAGGTTCGCTGCAGTAGTGCAACGAACCGCCAACCACCAACCAACCGACCGCCATGACAACCGCAACGACTACCGACTACACCGCCTGGGACGTGCAGGCCTACTCAGGCCTGCTCGAGGACTGCACCGGCTACACGGTCCACGTCGCCACTGATGACGAGGGTGAGCACTGCTACCAGCTGACCGACGCTTACGGGGACGCCGACGGCGAGCCCTGGTACGAGTGGGCCGACGTGGTGGCCGACACCCAGGACGCGATCGAGGCCCAGCTTCAAGCCGTGGGGGCCTGAGCCATGGAACGCACCGCCTCGACGATCGCTGCCGCCCTGCTGACCGTGTGGGCCCTGGTGGCCATCACCCAGCAGCGCCAGCCGCTACCAGCCGCGGCCACCACCCAGCAGCGCCAGCCGCTACCAGCCGCGGCCACCACGCCCGCGCCACTGGTGGCCGCACCGGCCGCACCGTCGGCCCTGGGGGACTTCCGCACCCTCAGCCGCTACCCCGGCAACTGACGCCAGCCCGGAGCTCCTAGGGGCTCCCTGCTGCCTTCAGCAGCACCAACCACCAACCAACCGAGACCATGACCACCGCCATTTACAGCCACACAACCGGACGCCTCCACACCGCCCTCACCGCCGAGGGGGTCTGCATGTTCACCGGCAAGACCTTCGAGGAAATGCAGCAGGGCTCAGGGGAGGCCCTGGAGGTGATGCCCTTTGTCCAAGCTCTGGAGCTGGCCGACGCAGCCAGCCGCGCCCGCTATTGCCGAGGCCCTGAGCGGATCAGCCAAGAGCGCTACGAGGAGATGCTGAACGTTCTGCCTCCCGAGAACTGGCAGCGAGGCGTGGGCTTTAGCTGCTTCCGCCTGTCTGAACGGTTAAGCGGCACGATCGCCAGCTTCTTCGTCCGGATTGGAGACAGCCACTACCAAATCAACGAAGACGAAGACGCCGACCCGGGCGACCTGTTCCGGGCCTGCATGGACTACGACGCCCCCTGCGAATCAGCCGCGGCCATCTGCCGCCGCGCTGGTTGCTGAACCTCTCACTGGGCCCTGCGGGGCCCTCTGAGGGGCTCACCCTCACCAACCACCAACCCCACCGAGACCATGACTACCGCCACCGCTCTATGGATCGCCTGCCCTGCTGAAGACGGCGAGCACTGGCTGCCCTGGGATCTCTACCAGGTCACACCGCCCCAGGACATCAAGACCGCAGCCGATGCGGCCTGGTGGCGACGGGAGGCCCACCGCTGGGCCAAACAGGACCGCAAGATCTGGCCCGGCCACCTGGTGGCCGTCCGCCCTGCTGACGCTGGGCCGCCCGTGTTCCCCGAGGCCATGGCCGATCACTACGACCTGCCGCCCTACTCGGAGGCCTGAGCCATGGGCACCCGTATTCACCGCCACGAGTGCTGGGGACCGCTCACCCCTACCGATCTGCTGCGCAGGCTGGCAGCCGAAGACAACTGGGCCCGGGGTGAGGCCGCCCGCGCTGGCCGCCATCCCTCGCCCGCTGCCTACATCGCCTGGGAGGGGCTGAAGAAGGACTACAGCGCCGGCCAGCCGCTTAACCCGGCCCGGCTGCCCTTCCACGCCCAACGCATCACCCAACAGCTGCAGCTGCAGCGCTGCGACTGGTGACGACAGCCCGGAGGGCTCCGGCCCTCCCTGCTGCCCTCGCAGCGCCAACCACCAACCCACCTAGGACAGTCCTAGGGCAATCCCATGCCTCACCTATGACACCAACTGCAGAGGTGCAAAGCACCTACCGCGGCTGCCTGCTCACCACGGGCGCCGACCTACTGGGCCAGGCCCTGGTGACCGCGTACCAGCCCGACGGCAGCGCCCTGGGGCAGTACGGCTCCCAGCAGCAGGCCCGCCAGGCCATCGACCGCGCCTACCCCAAACAACTCACCGCCCAGGGGGTGCTGCCGTTCAACGACGGCGCCCAGCTGGGCCCGCTATTCCACTGAGAACCGCCATGACACGATTCACACCCGCCGAGGCCCTGCTGCTGACCGCAACGCTGCGGCCGCGACTACAGGCCCTGCTCGAGCTCCACGCCGCCCAGGTGCAAACCCTTCCCGCAGGAGATACCGCCTGGGCTGACACCGAGGAGGCGATTGAACTTTGCTCCGGCGCCATGCAAAAGCTGGAGGCGATCGCGTGACCATCTTGAAAGCCCTCTGCTGGGTCTGCCTGCCGCTTGCTCTGATCCCGCTGGCCTTCCTCTGGCCCCTGGGGCTGGTGCTGGGGCTGGGCTGGGCCATTGCCCGCCGTTTCCGCCCTGCTGAGGTCAAAGCAGCAGAGCGCAGCAAGGCCAGAGCGGTGGCCGAGTTGCAGCGGCGCCGCGTTGAGACCGCGATTCAGATGCAGCTGGCCGCCCACGGGCTGCCTGACACCGCCCAAAACCGGGCCCTGGTGGCCTTGAAGCTGGGGACACAGCGATGACCCAGCCCACCGATGTAGCTGCCCTGCTCAAAGGGCTGCGCGGGGTGTTCCGCGATCACATGAAGAGCACAGGCCGGCACGTGGGGCACCCGCCCCTGGTGGCCGCCGAGGCCCTGCTGTGGATCGCTGGCGGCATCGATCACGGCAGCGACCTGGCCGACGCGATGGGGATGGACCGGAGCACAGCAAACCGGACTATCGCGCTGCTGCGGGGCCGCACCCGCTGGCGGGAAGGTCGATCCATGCCTAGCCCGTTTGGGCTGGTTGAGCTGAGGAAACACCCGCACCGAAGGGGGTTCCAAATAAGTCTTACGAAGGACGGAGAAGGCCTAATCGCCGCCACTTTTAAGTAGGAGCGGGGATACTTACACAACCGACATCTAAACACAATGCCCGTAGGCTTGATCGCTTCAATTTCGATTCCTTGGGGCCAGCAGTGGCAGGAGTTGGACGTTTTTGTGGAGGAGTGCGGAGGACCGCCCCGGGTGCTGCTGCAGAGGTGGCAGAGTCCTAGGACAGTCGTATGCCACTCACCATGGATCTGGCTCTCTTTTCGAGGGCTCTGGATGCTTTTGCTGTCCACAGCCCGACACACCTTTACGTCCATCACGTCCAGGTGTTCATGGAGGTGGCCATCCACGGCCGCCGCAGCTACGAGGAGATCGCCACCGCGTTGAACGTTTCGCCTTCATCGGTGTCACGCATCGCGAAATCGCTGTCAGTGACCCACCGCCGCGGCACGCCAGGCCACGGCCTGGTGGACATCGAACGCGACGCCACGATGGGCCGCCGGTTTGTGCTGACGCTGAGCCCCAAAGGCAAGGCGTTGGCCCGGCAGATCGGCAACCTCTGATGCCACCAACCACCAACCACCAAAACCACCATGACCGGATCAGTGCGCCGACACAGCGACGGCTGGATTGCTGATGTAACCGTTGACGGGGTGCGCCGCACCCGCAAGGCCAGGACCAAGGCCGAGGCCCTCGCCGTCAAGCGGGAGCTGCTGGAGCAGCTGCTGGCCAGGCCCTCGGGCCCCGGCAACGGGATTACCCTCAAGGAGGCCCGCGAACTGTCGCTGCGGATTCGCTGGAAAGGCCTGGCCTACGAGCGCACGGCTGAGATCTACAGCCAGTCCGCCCTCGACTACTTCGGCGCCGACACCCAGCTGGGCGAGATAACCGCGCCGATGATTCAGGGCTGGCGCCAGAAGCTGGCAGCCAAGGGCAATCGCCCCGACACCATCAACAAGAAGGTGTCAGCAGTGCGGGCAATGATGGCCGACGCGGTGCTCCACGGCCGGCTGGAGGCCATGCCATCGCTGCCCCGGCAGCTGACCAAGCGCAACACCAAGGACCGGGTGTTCTCCGACCAGGAGGTGGTCGGCCTGTGCGCCTACTTCCAGGCCATAGAGCAACCCGCCGCGGCCGATCTGCTGGTGTTCCTACTGGAGACCTGTTGCCGCTGGGGTGAAGCCGAGAAGCTCAAGGGCCAGGACGTGAGCCTCAAGCAGGGCACAGTCACGTTCTGGAGCACCAAGAACGGCCGGCCCAGATCGGTGCCGCTCACCCGCCGCGCCATTGACGCAATCACGCCGCACCTGCCGCCCGTGCCGGGCCATCGGGTGTGGCCCTACAGCTACTGCACCTATCGGCGGCACTTCGCCAGCGGCAAGGAGGCCCTGGGGCTGGCCGATGACGAGGCCCTGACCATCCACACCACACGCCACACCTGCGCCAGCAAGCTGGCCAGCCGAGGGGTGAGCCAGGGCCAGCTGATGGCCTTCGGGGGCTGGGAGAGCCTGGCAGCGGTGCAGAGGTACATGCACCTGCAGACCGGGGCGCTGGCCGCCTGCGTCGCTGCGCTGGAGGCCTGAGCCATGGTTGAGCTGATGTGGATGCAAAGCGGAAGCATCCACCGGGTAGCTTTGGGATGCGGATTGGATGCG